ACCTTGTAATAAGTCTATAATTCCCATAGACATATCAGAAGAACTTGTTTCGTCAATGGTAACAATAGTATTTTCAAAACTAACTTCACTATCATTAGTATTCCAACTCTGGTCAGAAGTCAAAATAGCAAATTTAGCACTCGCATCATCTGAAACAAGAGTAACCGTTTGGGCTACAGAATCTTGAACTATAGAATCCCATGTGCTAATTGTTTGATCGAACGACATAAAAGCGCAGAAAGCCTCCACAGGAGCAGCAAATAAAACACCACCTGCAGGACCAAAGGAAGTTGCATCAGCGGGGGAGGGAGCATAGGCAGGACCAAAGGTAGCTGCGTCAGCTGGGTAAGGGAACTGTGCTACGGGGAAATTAGGCATAGAAATATCTCCTATGTACGCAAGATTTTAACTCGTGCATGAGTTGCAGTAGTGACACCAACAGTCTCTTCTACTTTCAGAAATTGTGCACCACCTCCCCAATTGGGGCGATCATATGCAGTCGCAACAGAGACAACACCATTAGGTATGCTGCCATAAGAACCCAGTGCTGAGTTGTCGCTCTCAGTGAGAGTCATGGTAAGTTCACCCGCCCCCGGCGTCACTATGTTAGCAGCCAGATTTTCTTCGGGGTTATCATCGAAGAATTCTACTGATACGTAGCCATTAGAAAACTTACGCCCCATCTTTGGGGAGTAGAATGGGCCGCCACCTAGGGCAATTACAAAATCATATTCTCGGGGTTCAAAATAAGGCATTGTTTATATCCTCTGGTTATGGTTAGTGTGCGTTGAGTATAAGGCTATTCATCGTCAAAGCCATACACTTTCATCAATAAATCCACCATGTCTCTGTTACCAGCTGGCACGGTTTTGCGGAATCTTTCTGCAGTTCCAAGTCTCGCCATCTTATAGGACTTGTTAGAATTACTCACGAAGTTACGTATCTCTAATCCCGTACCCTTAGCAACGTCGTTCCAACCTTTGACCATCTCGATGACTTCACGTCTCGCATCATCATCGCCCGACATCTTAGCTGCTATGTATCGAGCCTTGTAAGCAGAGGTCATCTCCTTAGTATAATCAGCTACACGTTGGGAAACTCGCACAACATCATTGTTCCGTGTTGCATCTGCAGGGTAGAACCCGAGTGCTCGACCGATGTATGTTGCTGCTGATAGATCGTGAGATACTACTTTGCCTTGGCTATTAACGATTGCATCCACATGATTGTAAGCTGCCATATCACCGAAGGCTCTTGCCATAGTGAATGGAGACTCCCGCATGATGTCCGTTAATGTAGTGGTATCGTCTCTCAGGCCTACAGTCTCAGCCGCGTACTTACCTATGTTGCCAGTAGTAACGATAGAATTCTGGATGAACGACGCAATAGGACCTGCTACTTCCATTAAGCTTCGACCCATATCAGAACCAGCTAGTCCGATGTCAGTGCCCGGAATTATATCACCTACTGAAGTTCTGTCCGATACGTTGATACCCATGAAAGTGTTGGCTAATCCACGCATAGCTAATGGAGATAAGCTTGGGTGAATCGCATGTACTGCTTCTGCAATTGTACGTTCCGCACTACCTTTCCAGAATGCATTAGGTTTCATACCCAAGCCCTGAAGAATGGTGTCGATCATATCCATCATGTCTTCTGCAAAAGGTAAACCCTTCACACCACTTAATATCAACAACGCACCAACGAACAAGAGCTGGCCTTTCCTAGACATCTGAGATGCTAACATAATAGATACAAGTGGGAACATCTTATACATGAATATGAACTGGCGAACATCACCACGCCAGAAAGCTGGACGGTTAAACATCGCGTACTCACCAAGCGTCTGATCAATTATGTCAGTAGCAAAGTCCTTCGACCTATCCTGTAGAACCTTGAGTTCATCAGCAGGTATTTTAGATTCATCAGTCAGCTTGTTGTCCTTCATATACTCTTGCTTAGCCCGAGCGTAGTGAAGTCTGAATGCTGTAAGGCCAGTACCACGACGTGATGCTTGCTCAGTGTAAGAGAACATTGACATCCAAGCTTGCATAGATTGTTGTGCCGCACCAGAAGTAATCTTACCCATAGACGATCCCATCAATGCGTTTATTAATGCTGCCGCCATCGTACCTTCACGAACCTCGTCATACATGAACTGGACTTCTGCATCTGTAAACCCTGCAGCTCTCGCTTTCTCTGCGGCCTCAGCATTTTGCTTAGCAGTCTTCTCCTCACCATCAACCCGCATGTCATCCCAATATGAAGCTTCCGATTGACCGGGTGCCTTCACTTGGTTCATTGCATGTAATAATTCCTGCTGAGCTTTCATCAATCCAAAACCACCACCGAAGTTAGTGTGCGGATTATAAGAAGCCAATACTGGAACCACGTTAGTCTGTAATGCAAGTATGTTTAGGACACCTGTAGCTACTGATCCACCCAACTGAGCAAACGTAGTCCACATACGAAGTTGTGCACCAGGTCCTGCAGATGCAAAATCTGAGAACTCCACACTATTCTGTGCTTGTAGGAATGCTAAGTCCCGTGATGCCATGTCTAAGTATCGACGGCCTTTGTGCTTAGAATCTTTTACTACATAGGTATAGTGCTGGCGATCGAATGCGCGCTTCAACATCTGCTTCACTTCACTCGCAACACTCGGATCAGCCTCAGCATATTTCCATGCATCACGTACAGCATTGTAAGTTGTCTCACTACCCAACCATAAGTCTCGTGATGCTTGATTGTTAAGGTTAGTTAGCTCAGCTACGTCTTCACGGTATTCTTTACGTGCAACAGTAGATGCTATGCCTTCAAGCTTCTGAGATAGGAACCTCACCATGTCAGCATTCTCACCCGGAGCACCTACACGTTGAAGGTGATTCCTTGCACGAGCGTTCTGCTCCGTAAGACCTTTAACTAAACGCTCACGAGCATTCGGATGTAGCTGCACACTGTATCGCTGTAATGTAGATAACACTTCATTAAGGTTCGCTCCTGCAGGGTCAGGCATATTCTTCTGTGCGACTTCTGCAGTAGGAACTAATAATACTTTTCTATTACGGTACACTTTCTGAGTGCCACCTGAAGTACCATTAGGAAGAACAATGTCTTCATTAACCTCGACCATTATATTGTAAAGCGTATCAGCACTCTCATCGAACTTATCTTTATCCGTGTAAGCATCCTCCTCCTTAGTCTGAGAATATCGCCCTACGTTTATTGATTGATTCAATCGCTCGGCCATACGCTGAGCTTCCGACATACTTTCGGTACGCATGTAGGCGAACTGATTCCTGAACTCTTCATGGACTCGGTATATCTGACCAGTCTCTGGATCCTTAGCTTGGATATATACCTGCCATCCACCCTCACGACCTAACGGCATGTGGCCATTAGCTATAGATGACTTAGCAAACTTATCAGCACCTGTTACTGATGCATGCAATGCGCCCTCAGTCTGGATAATGTGCTGGATGTTGTATCGTAAGCCTTCATTCTCGTTGCCCGGAAGTATAGAACCTGTACGTAGTTCCTTAATACCCTGCTCAATACGTGCACCATCTTTTGTAATCCACTCTGTTACGAACGGTTCAATACGATCGGTGTCTTTACCAATCAAAGCCATGTTGAAAGCCTTAATGAATTCCAAAGCGTTTTCTTCTCTCTTAGCAACATCCACTTCTTGAATCTCAGCGTAACGCTCAGTAATCATACGTAGGAAATCGCGATCACGAGGGTTAAGGTCACGGCCTAATACTTTCTCAATCCGACGGTTACCACTCATTTGCTGCTTGTAGAATGACGTGATGTTAGCCATCAGTAAATCGGTATCAGCTTCATTCGCAGTATCGTACGCTGCGTTATACCCTGCCCACACAAGCTTAGGTACATTACCTTTCCCAACACCCGGCACTTTAGTTTCCACATCCACATAATAGAAACCCGATTCTTCCTGAGCATCAAAGTCTTTATTAATTTGCTCAATCTCTTTCTCATCAGTGACATCTTCTAATGCTTTCGCACGGTCAGCAGCGTTAGCTTTCTTAGCCTCAGCAGGATTATCCTCTGCAGACTTCGGTGCACGGTGTGAGTAGGTGAAACCATCTTCCCATTCCTTGAGTGTTATACGACCCATAGCACCTAGCTTTTCAAGCGTATCTTTGTTGATCACTACACGGCCATCAGTTTTGTATTCAAATAACTTGTATTTACTCAGTTCCTTATCAGAAACTTTGCCCATGTTCCTTCGTGTAGTGTGACCCAGCATCCCATTAACTTCTGCATACTCAGCCTTCTGCATACCACCACCAATCTGAATACCGAAAGGCTCAAACATAGGTCTAAGTAATACGCGCATCTTCTGGTTGTATTTAGTACGTAACGCATTCACACGTTGTACCATCGAGCGCATCAACTTATAGAACGCCTCGTACCCTAAGTTCTCACGGGCAGAGAAGTTCATTGGCTTAAGTTGACCGATGAACCGGTCATAGTAATCAGGTATGTCTTTAATCTTATCAGTAACCCGAGTCTGCATACCCGCAGTGTTAGTCATATCCGCAACACCAGCTGCTGCTGCTGCATTACGCTCACCGAAGTAGGGTTGCGAGATCGAATACATTGATACTGAATCTGGATCAGTCATGGTCTCGTACTTCACCATGTCTCTACCAATCTTGCTACGGATAATATCAACCGGTGGCATCTTGCCATTACGTACGTATCGACGAGACCGACTGATTAAGTATCGAGCAAAGTCATCAGGTAATGGTCTACCTAATAGTTTCCTAATAGTGTCCTTGATAAAATCCCAGAACCTTTTCAGTACATTCGTTGGTAAGTTACCAGCCATATCAGCTAGGTATTCTTCAACCGCTTCACGCTTAGACATCTTCTGGTCTTTAGCGCGCTGTGATTCCAACGTCATATCAACTGCCGACTTAATATAATCCACTTCGTTGTAGACTTTATCGAGTGCAGCATTCAAAACATTAGGTGGCACAATACTACGTAAGCCAAAGTGACCTATCGTCTCGTGCATTAGTACAAAGCTTAGCTCACCTGGATCCACCACGTTATCTGAAAAGATTACAACCTGGTCCTTATATGAAACACCAACAGCGCGCACTTCACCAAGGTCTTTATTAGGTCGACCGTCGTTGATCAACTTATATAGCGTAGGATTCTTGGCTTGTAAATCTGCAGCGTTACGTACAAACGTGAACGTCGGCTTGATACGTAGCTTGTTAATAAATGATTGGGCTGCGAGTTTAACTTCTCCCAATGTCATATTACCAACAGGCGCATCATCATCGATACGACGGAAGTTAGTACCATCGTCATCGTATGCTGACATTAAATCTTGCTCAGCTAAGTCTGCTTGATCCATCTCTTCAAGTGACAGGAACTCCGACTCAGCTTTAACATCTGAGTTGTCACGTATCTCAGCTTGGGGTGCAACCGAGTTTACCTGCGACGAAGAGTAACCTAAGTCTGAGAGTGTCTGGGCTAGGAACTCATTAGGAACCTTGCCCCTTAAATCTTCAAGAGCTTCCTGAATTGACATACGGCTAACAGTAGCATCGTTCTCAATACTCACTTCACGAACAGATTGATTCTGCTCCTCAGACATATACACTGGTACAGGAATACCACGCCAGTCTTCATTCAGATCACCATCGGTAAAGTAATCACTAATCAAATAACCATTACCCATTGCCATGTCCTGCTGGCCTGCTTCTTCTACCTGCACGTACAGCTTCTCGTAAAGTTCCTTACGACCATTGATGTTCTTATCCTTATCGCGAGACTTGCGTTCGGATGTAGTGATGTCGCTGAGGAACTCCATTAGCATCTGAGTATCTTCAGACTTCGGTGCTTTATTAGTCTTAGTAGTCTTAGTAGTCTTAGTAGTACCTTCTGGGATTACAACTTCTGTCTTAGAAAAATTCACATGCCTTTTAGTGAGGCTCCAGAAGTCAGTATTGTTTCGCTCATGCTCTTGTAAGAATTGCCCAAGCGGAGAACTAACATCAATATCCTTCTCAACCCTTGATATGACAAGCATGGATTTATGCCAGCTCTGGTCCTTATCAAGACTCATTGCTGCTTCCCAAGCTTCTAGCGCAACCTGTTTACTTTCTGCATAACCCTGCACAAATGCTCTTACTAATAACTCATGCTGGAGAGATTCATATGCATAAGGTTCTACGCTTCGAGTCTCATCCATCAGTTCCACAATCTCGTCGTTACTTACGTTAATGTCCACCAAGGAACTAACGTCTTCATTCATCGCTGCTTCTTTGAATTTCTCCAACTTCTCCTGACGTTCACCTTCGCGCTCTTCATCAGTTTTCTTTTGGCGACCAGGCTTACGCTTCTCTACTGCTTCAGATTCCTGATCCAAGGCATTAGCTAAATCCAATTCAACTTGCTTAACACGAGCAGTCACGTCACCCATTGATTTCTCAAAGGTCTCAACTACTGCACCCATGGTTGATGCAACGGTCTCCGTTACCTGTTTGATTACACCAGAACTATCTTCCTCTTTCTCAGCTGCCGGCGCTTTAGGTTCTGCTTTCGCAGGTTCCTTGGGCTCAGTTTTAGCTACGGGTTCTGCTTTATCTTCTGAATCTGGTTTCTTCTCTGCCGCAGGTTTAGTTGCTTTCGCTTCTTTAGCTGCTGTACTTTTCGTTTTCACTGCATCGACCAGTTCCTCGTGAGTTTTACCGGGCATGAACGTACCGTCTTCACCCTTATGAAAACCCTTCAAGTTTAATTCTTTAGCTGATGCCTCGGCCTCGGCCTGAGTATCGAATGAGTACTTAGCTACTGATGTAGGTCTACCACGAGATTGACCTTTAGTCCTTAATGTCTGGAACGTAGCATCAAGAGAAGCTGGCTCATTAGTATCCGTGATCGCATCACGCCACTCTTGCTGAACCTCTGGCTTGAGCTTATCCCAAGTAGTGTCACCACCACGACCAGTCTTGCGACGGGCTTCCCATGCTTTCGCTGCTGCATCCTGAGTACCAGTATCTTGTAGCTGAGCTGCACCAGGTGTAACAACTGACGGTGTGGGTTGTACTGATTGTCGCAACTGAGCATCACCCGGTGCGACACCCTGTGTCGTAGCCGTTGCAGATACTGGTGCAGGTAATGCAGCAACTCCACCTCTAGGTTTCATCCCACTCTCAATAGCTGCTTGGTCAAACTCAGCATCACCTGTTAGTTCAAACTCACCCTTGATAATAGTAGATTCAGCATCAATACTATCTTGAATTTTACGTTGCTCTGCTATTTGTGGACCATTCGTATTGGGTCCTATCAACTCACCTTCTAATGGTTGTGCCTGTGCTTCTAAGCCTGTGTTCTGTGTAGCTAAGTCTGTGCCCTGTTGTGCAGTAGCAGCGGGTAACTGATCCACACCTGCTTCAAGTGGAGCATTCAAGTTTATGAATGGATTTACTTGGTCTTGCTCCGGACCAGGAGGTGGAACCTTTGAATTACCATCTCTGCCATGCGTTGCAATTTGCTCTTCTTCATTAACCTCTTCACCCTTGATTGCATCGTAGGGCTTACGGTTAGGTATACTGGCAACACCACCCATCGCACCACCAACTGCTATACCTGCAGCAGCAGCATTGATGAGACGGTGTATTGCTTCTGATGATGTTAGGTCTTGATCGGTTAAACCCATAACGAGTGATTCTTGACCCGCTTCAGTTACACCCTCTAAAGCACCAACCCTACCAATACCCTTCGCTACATCAGCTGCCTTAGCACCTGCCTTAGCACCTGCCCTACGTAACTTACTAGCACCCTTGGGTAACGCCTTAGCAGCACGGGACGCAGGAGCACCTAACAACCTAGCTGCTGCAACGATTTCTGGTGCTGCTTCTAAACCTGCATACGGTATAGCACCGAATAGAGCTTTGACTCTGGCATCACCGTTGGTAAATTTCCTATCACCTGCTGCGTTCTTCTGGTCAACAGCTTCACTAAAAATATCACCAACGCCCATGGTATAACCACTGGCAACATTTGCTACCGTAGCACCAGCAACACTTCCAGCACTCTTAAGTAACTTCCAGTCTCCTGCGAACTTAGGATCAGCCGCTATCTCACGACGTGTCCATCCAGCTGCCTTACGCTTACGGTATTCACCTGCTGCTTTCTTGACAGACTCTTTAAATGCTTTCCTACCAAACAACCCCCACATGAAACCACCAAAGGTTCCAACACCCGGACCTGCTGCGGCCGAACCTGCTACTGCACCAACACCTGCAGCTGCTACGGACTCAAGTATTTGTGGACCCTGTGAACCAAGCACTGATACGAACCAGTCAACAGTATCCCCACCATCTTTGATGTCAGTAAATTCACGAATGAACGGTTGGTAGTACGCAGCTTTTTTATCTGCTTCTTCTGCAATAGCAAAGCCTGTGTCTTCAGCACCGAACGCTGCCAATGCACTACCACCGAGAGACTTAAGTTGTTCCGTACCCATATCGAAGTTCTTCTCGAACAACTCCCCATGGGTTGGGTTCTTAATCTCGTTTATATAGTTAATAAAGTTAGCTGTGGAAACCGTACGCCAGTCACCACCATCACCAGGATATACAGGCTTAGATTTAGGGTCTAGTAATCTTGATTCCGAATCCACTGCTGACTGGTAATCTTCTTCTGCAAATCGCTGACCCGCAACAGAGAACTCCTTAGTAGCAGCATTGTAGAGTACCGGTGATTTCCTACCACGACGTAAGCCTAGGTCTCCCGATGGTGCAGCTTGACCTGATGGTGCTCTTAAACTACCTAGGTCTAGGTTCGATTCTGGGCCACCACCTTTTACAATCGCGTCCAGTCTACCCTCGAACCCTGATGTCGCAGTCCGTAAGGAGTTCGCGCCTGTTATATCTATGGCATCGTTTTCTGGAAGTGAAGATCCGTGAGGTTCAAAACTACTATCAACTTCGGACATGCGTTATCTCTTTTTAAAATGGTGGATCTATTTCAGTCATCCCCGGTGATGTTTCACCAGCTTTAGTTTTCGTAGGCGGGGTAACCATAAAGTATCTGGAACCCTTACGCACTACAAACTGATCATCGCCATCAATCTTAGCATTAATCCACGCAACATCCTCACCCTTCGCCGAGGCAACTTGTGCTTCAAGGAATGCTTTAGCTTGGTCACGCTGCATACCCATCTTATTTTTGAAATACTCTAGGGATTTCTCAAAGGTGAGTTCCATTTCTAACTCAGATTGTTTTGCTACGATGTCTTGGTAAGCTTTCGCATAGGCCTTATCGTTCGCAGCTCTATGACTTGCAAGTAGACTGTCTCTGGACTGGTCCTCATGGACAGGTACTAACTCACCAGTCTCCGCATCGGTTGCAAGTATGTTGTAATTCCCATTATCCAGTTCTTGTATATCAACTTTAGACCCGAGTTTCTTCTCCATCAAACCCTGCATCATTCGAGTATCACCGGCTACCTGAAAATCCTGTGTACCCTGCACACCTAGCGCATGCTTATAGGCTTCCTTAAGTACCGCCATCTCCTTACGAATTGCCCCAATGTTCTTAGCACTGTTATCATCTCCCACCCAGATTTCTTCCTGCATCTGTGTAGCTAACTCCTCATACGCAGTCTTCAGCTCGAGAGCTTCACCACGAGGCGCACCACGATCTCCCTCGAGTTTAGCAGTACGTCGTTTGGATGGTTTCTTATCCTCAATAGCAGACGTTGCAGGTAGGCCTGCTTTCTTTTTAGCTGCCTTAACATCATCTGCCGCTGTTGACGCTGTTGCTTCAGCCTCTTTAGTTAAGCCCGAATCTTTATCAGTATTACCATCGATTTCACCCATGATGGCCTTGAATGTTTGTACCTGCTCAGCTATAGGTAACTTTTGGAACTGAAGGATCGCACCCGGACGCTTACCAAACCATTGGTGTATCTCTTCCTTCAACCTATCCCTATCAGAATTAAACTTATTTACTTCTTCCTTAGTCTTGAATCCTGCTTTTTTCATATCTGCAGGTGTTCCAGAGAACGTATTTATCTCACTAACTTTTTGGCGGAACGGTGATGTACCACTACCAGAATCCTGAAGGCCAGGTCCGAGCCCCCCTTTAGCATCGGCTGTACCTATAGCGGTCTGAACTTTCTCTGAAAGGTTACTCAAGAAATTACGGACACCAAACTTAATATTAGTTTCGTTCTCACCCTGAGCAAGATCATCCTTCTCGAAGGTCATATCTTTGAACACTAGCATATCCTTCGGGAGTTCTACCCCACCGAAACTACTAGATTCTTTACCTTCACCCTCAGTCTTCAAGCCAGCTTTGCTCGTTGTCGTTGTACCTGCTGACTTACCAGTAGCTGTACCCGTAGTAGATGCAGGTGCTGATGTATCCAACCCTGCTTTAGCTTTCGGTGCGATACCTGGTTCTACTGTATCCCGAGTATCAATACCCCCTAGTTCTTTACCAGCCCTATCAATCCGACGCTGGCGTAAAGTGTCATCTGCACGACGGTTCCGCGCTTCGATGTCAAGCTGCTTGTCCTGAATATCAATTAACTTTTTTTCGTGGTCACGACGAGCGCCAGCTACTACACCGGCACTACTAACTAACTGACTTGTATTTAAACCCATCTCACACCTCTAGGATATTGCATTTGTTAGCAGCTCTTTCCCTTTATCTACCGCGGCCTCTTTTATATCCAGCCCCCCTGTTGACTTGGCTTTGTCTTGACCTAACGTATCTTGTATAAACGTACCCGCATCTGCGGCCGCTGTTCTACGACGTTCTTCCTGCGTATCCATCCGACCCGCTATATCTAATCCTGCGTTCAACGCACCCGTTGGTGCACTACCCGGTAACAGTGCCGCACCAGCTGCCAGAGTTTTCGTCTTCTTGTCTTGACCTGACTCTAAACCTTGGAGGTATGCTGACTGCGCATCACTCGTAATCTCTAAACCTGCACGGCGCCTATCAGCAGCAGACAAACCTCGACCGCCTTCACGCATTTTTGCTTCCCTATCAGCGCCACGCATCTGAACGCCACCTGCTATTTGCACATCACGCTGAGCTTTCAAACCTACTTGTTCTGGATCAACAGCGCGCCCTGACTGAATAACTTCCTGAGCCAAGGTCATCTTCTGATCGAATAGTTTAGCATCGTTTGATCGGAGGTTATCCAAATCACCCGACAGTGCTTCCATCAGTTTCCGCTCCTCATCAGAGAGGCCATCACCCGCCATAGCTGCACCACCTAAGTGGGAGCCTGCGCGCATTATTAGATTCGCTATGTACTTGGGGTCTTTCATTTTGGCTGTGATGTCACCCGTCATACCACTCGCATAACCCTTAGCTTTTTCCACAATCGAATCAAAAAAACCCGCACCTTCCTCCGCTGTTGGACCACCAGGTTGGCCACCGGTAAACATTGACATAATGCCACCGCCAACTTTCGACAATCCCGCCTTACCGGCGGCACCTATTGTCTTAGCCCCCGTTGCCACGGTGTTAAAGAAACCGCCACCTGCTGCACCCGACATGCCCATTGCCCCGACTGCATATGGCGCTGCAAATAAAGCTGCTGCCTTCCATACGTCAGGGTTCTTAACTGCACGTTCCGCCTCATTGGCTATACTCTTACGTGTATCGTTTAAATCCGATGCCTGTTTTCTTACGAAACCCATTGCTCATACCCCATTGCCATTTTATGCTCACCACCAACAAACTCTGTCTCTTCCATACCACACTTCAGTGAGAACCCAAATACATTCTCATACTCTTTCGGTATCGAAGCAATAACTCTATTGGCACCTAGGATATCAAATGCATACCCTAATGCTTCCATCGCTAACTCATATGCAATATGCCTGAACTCTGGAACTATGTTCACATGAATCTCCCAGTCATCACCTTCAGGATGTAATATTATTACAGCCCCTTGGTTAATCAGGTAGTGGTGGTCATCATCAATAGGCAATTTAAAACTACCATCTTTACCACCAATACTCTCCCATATTGCAGGATGTTCAAGTACATGCATGATTGCTTCTGCGTCTGTTGTACGTTGTAACAGTGATGGATCAAAGAAACATATTAATAGTTCCCTAGCATCTTCACCCTTACCGTGACCCATAATAGGTTCACCCCTATGCATAAGAGATGCGTCATACACTACAGCTTTGTTCGGTCGAAGTGCCTCGAAATGATATATGTCCCAAGCTTTGTAATCGTTCTTATCTCTATCCCACTCGGCTGCATATAATGGATCGTTTGCAATCATACCCGTTTCTGCATGGCGTACAAAAGAAGTACCACCCTTGCCTTGCTTGTACACGATACAAGTGAAAGCACCCATATTCATATCTGTATGTGCTTGGTAGGGCTCAACATTACCCTCCTCAAACCTACGTAAAAGTGTTTTGTTTGGGGCAATCGTGAAACCAACTTGTTCCATAATTGCACGATACAAATCACTCTTAACTTCCCTAGGTAGGTCATCGCATACTGCTGGGTACACAGCACCATCTAGGTTCTCCACTTCACTGAAGTTACCTCGGAACGCTTGTAACGCACCAAAGTCCTTCAGGAAGTTTTCTGCCACTATTACACTCATGCTTGACGGTCTGGATCATATTTACTAATCATGTTGTCAAAGAACTCTTTGCCCTTCGACTTCACAATATGCGCTGGGATTACGTACTCACCTCGCGACACATTGATCGGGATGCTATCGCTAGTACCTGTGCCCGGTCCCACTACATGACCACCCTCTGCAGCATTGTCCATGGGTTTAACATAACCACCTTTAGCAAAATCCTGTATCTGGTCTTCCACAGGAGCACCGCCTGCAGCTGCTGGTTCCGCACTACCTGACCTTATCTTGTCCTTATCCTGCCACGCTAGGTAAAGCACGATAGCTGTGAATATAAATTCTGGATCATACTCTGGAGGTAAATCACTGGCACCCATTGCTGTTAGCCGCTGTAACATTTTCGGATACATATCAGGGTTACGTGCAACGACGATCGCCATCTTGCCACCCTGCATTAACATCTCTTCCGTCATCTCACCCATTTCAAGAGCGTCTTCTGCGGCCTTCAACATCTTCTCTGCCATGGCGGGTTGCTCACGAATCATACGCTTAGCCTCACCCTCTAAATCTTCACCACTCACAGGTGCTTGAGGTTGACCACCGGGTACCGCTAAACCTGCACCACCTTCAGGGCCGAGACCTGCATCTACCTCTGGAACTCCACCTGCTGCGGGGTCTACTATCCCACCCTCAGCAAAACCTGCGACGGCTTGTGTATCTAGTCCACCTTGTTGTGGTGCCGCTGGAGCTGCCGCTGGAGCTGCCGCTGGAGCTGGTGCATCCTCAAATGCAAAATCAAATAAACTATCAATGGATCCTGGTAAATCTTCAGATGGAGTTTTCATGTTATTCCTCTCGTGCCTTTAGCTGTAAAATCAGCGAGTTCAGATAGGTTAATAATACTGTGTTATCTGCGCGTAATATATCAACATCTTCCTGCAGTTCTTTAAAATCAGCTAGTGTGGGTACAGTTACATCCCCACTTGCTAGTACAGTCGATGCACTTAAAATCCCTACACCTTCCTGACCTCTCTTTAATGCTGATAGTTTAGGTTCTGGTGCCTTTAGTAATCTAATATCTGAACGTAATATAGCAGCATCACCTTGTCGCTGCCCCATTAGAATTTCTAAATTGTACTTTACTTTTTCAAACCAGTCTAAGTCCTCTACTGCTTTACTTGCGGGAGGACCTGGTATGTTACGGAACTTACTCATATCTGTCTAAGACCTATTGGTGTTTCTGCTAAGTGGATGGCGCGCACTCGTATGGAACCTGTTACGGATACTTCATACGTATCAGTACGGTAACCTGTTGGCAACCTGAATATTTCGCTGTCCGTTAGTATCCTCTCGAAAACTAATTCCTTGTTTGCCCATAACCTAAATATAACCTGGGTTGTTAATCCGCCATTAGCCGATTGGTATAAGAAATCTAAGTATGGATCCCCTGCCCACATGCCACCGTTAAACAAGTACGTATTGTAACCCCCTAGCGATGTGTTTATATCGGGGACAATACCTATTGCATTTAGTTCCGCAATGGTGGCCGCGTTGCCAGCTATAATATCATCGTTGTAATCATCAAATGCATCACCAAATTCGGTGCTGTCATAGTCAGCTACAACTCGAGCTGCACCAAGATTTATATAGGTTGGGATTATGAATACTTTTGATTTCCAATCCATAACTCCAAACGGGTAATCATTACTATCCCACTCAAAGATTGTCTGTGAGTTCTTGCCTATGATGTATGCTGAGTTGTCTAGCTTGTCCACCCATATTGAATCGAAGGATGTAGGCACATCAACGTAGACACCTTCTGTATCATCAGAGCGTTCATAAATAAACGCACCTGTTCTGTATGAAGCTAGGTATCTATTCTGGTACGAATCAGCCACGATCCTAGTATAGTCAACCTCGTTCTCCCATGTATCCCAGTCATGGATTAACTTCGTTATTGTATGTATCCCAGTATTAGGTGAATACATTACCAGACCACTATGGCTGGCATACACAACTCCGTAATCCATTGCTACTACTGATCGCTTCGATACGCATGGGAATAAAGCATCTATGCGACTATGTGACATAGCGTCTGGGAATCCACCATCAACTCGGTAGGGGTATGACTCCGTGAGTACAATGATCGTACCCATCACAACAGCGACGGCAACAATATCATACTCAAATGTAATGCGGTTTCTCTCGGGCCATGCATGCAGTTCCATGGGTTCTGATAGCAAAAGCTGATTACCTATGAAACCACAAGCAATGTTATTTGGCCCCATTACTAATCCACGCATGCCATCTGGTGGCGCATCGTACTCGGCACTCGATAATGTAAATAATAAGTTACGGCTCTCGAAGTCATCAATGAAGTCGTAGTTAACATCACCCCAGTATCGAGCTGGTTCCGTTAGGAGTTCCGCAACATCATGGTACAAAGTACCTGTAACATCTGCAGTATCAGCTACATCTACCCCTGCGTTAGCGTACTTAAATGTATACCGGTCAATAACCTCAGTAACAATCCCACCCGTAATATCGAACGTAGCAATAGTACATCCTGCTAACTTAAATCTATCATCAGTAATTAAATTGTGGGGGTCTATTGTCTGAACCCTAGCTATACCCGCTGTCCTACTAACCACTGACGATGTGCTCGGGAAATATAAATCCTTAAGCCTGAAATAATCAGAACCGTTTGCAGTTACTACTGAGCGGTATAAACGTATACCCGCAACGAAGTAATCTACGCCTGGTCCTGCTGAGGGTAAACCCCCAACAGTAACTGTCTGACCCTCACGCATGTAGTCATCATCAGAAGCTAACGATGGAACTGACTCTTCACCGAATGCCGATACCCAAGTGTATACGTATGAACGTATAGTATTCCCACCTGCTAAATTAACCTTACCATTTCCGTTTGCTGCGAATGTTATTGCATCGCCACGACTGAAATAATTTATCTCGTCGGGACCTAGTACAGTGATTTCCATGTTCTCTGTATTGAGCCCTGCTGCTGCTCCTATGAAACCCGTTACTGATACGATGTTACCATCACGTAAATTATGGTTAGCACTAAATCTTAGCCGAGCCTCACTAGCACCATCGCGCCCTGCGAATGTTGTCGTTAGTTCCGAGAAGGGTGTGATATTCGTAGTAGGCTTAAGTGTAGGTAGTGGCAGACCTAATCGATAGGAATTACTCGGGTATGGCTCAGCACCACTGACAGCTAACTCCAACCAACTCTGGCGGGGGTACTCATCACCAGTGTAGAAAAACCTACGATCCAGGGTGAACGCTGAATTTTTATCATCAATGTCCGACCGGAGTACCACATCAACATCAACTCCCCACGACAACCAGTAGAACGATCCACTCGCGTCGCGCATGCCAAATATAGTCTCAACCGTGATAGGTGAACCGACAGTGTATTCTGCTCTGGGTATTCTGTAGGGGACTAAATCACCTGAGTATAGTTTCAGGTTATTAGCTACCTGTGCTTTTGACTCGGGCAATAATTCCGGGGACGTACGTGGAGTCTTCCCTTGGAATTTATCTATCTTAATAGCAGCCATAGCTACTCCTGATTAGTAGCTCCAGACGTTAGGGCGAGGTGATGCCCGGACTGTATCTAAATGCACGAACCTATTCTTAACGGCACCTTTCATATTCACACCAATACCAGTGAATCCCATAGCAAACGCAAGCTTCATAATCGCGTGTGCCGATTGGCCAGTGGCGTGTATATCCGATGCGTAACCTGATGCGTGAGAACCCGGCTTCGATTTTTTTGCCTCAATCGGATGGTTAGGGCAACGATACCCTGAAGTAACTGTCATCGACTTGCCATATGCAGTACGCAAAGCTTGTAGTTTATCCATGAACGATTTCTTCACACCTGTTTTACCACAGCATGAACACTTGAACTCGGACTCAGAAAAATTAGGGTAGTCATTCCAATTAAGCATTATAGGTTCTCCAATTTCTTACGTCGTCGATCAATTTCTAGGTTATCTAATTCTGTTTTGCGAATCTCAGCACGTATGTTCACAACGATTAGTGTTACAGACAAAACTATACCAACTAGGATACCCACGTTACCAATGTTCTGGGGGATCCAATCAAACACTGTTGCCAAGCTAGTGGCTACTGTACCGGCTGCTGCTACAGCTCCTGTTCGATCATCATGCATTACTTGTACTACCTGCTGCTTAACCATGAATAATACCTATCCCCAAGTAATGGGTACAATTTTTATAAATAATGCCCACGAATGTAAGCATGGTCACTGGCCGCCAGTTCTTGGCGATGATGGACTCGCTTTTGGCCTCTGCTGTGATGACGGATGACTGCGCTTCCAGCAGTTGCTTTTCCAAGTCCATTTGTTTGCCGAGCAGGCCAATATGTCCCTTGGTCACCTCATTCTGCATCGATACCAGAGCGTTCTTGAGTTGCAGCTTTTCCTCTGTTGAGGTGTGCACATCATCAATGAGCTTGGTGGCTGGTTCAAAGATACCGGATACAAATTCCATGGCTTGAGCGAACATATTATTGCCTCCTTTTGGGGTGTTTAAATTGGTTTTAAAATCAGCTTATGCATTTCTGTATTACAACTTCACAAAAAGTGGGAATCGATTGTTTCTTGGGCGACCCTCGGAACCATCGTTTGGAATACCGTGCGCGTGTATACCATCGTAATAGCCGGTCTCGTGCACAGGTGGCCTGCCAGTTCCAGGGTCTGCAGTCAAATTGCCAATCGCTCCATCTTGCGAAGGGTCATAAAATAGTCGGTTGCCAAAAGCTGCGGTTAGCCCAGTTACACCCCCGTGATTGTGTGCTTTGTTTTGATCGTCTTGATATTCACCCAAGTTGACTGGGTCAGAATTCTCCATTGCGCGCAGAAAACGATTTACTGCTGGCATGCGTATGGTCTTGCCTGAATCCCAATCGGCCTCGGCACTGGCTCCACGTACACCGCCACTGATTTCAGCAACCGTGTTTTCCATCACCCATAAAAGCCCGTACAAGTCTCTGTAGGTACCACCTTCGTGAGTCGCGCTGCTGTCTTCTCCGCCCAGATAGTAAGAGTGGTCCACGCGCAGCCAACCAAAGGGTTCATCCAGCCGCATCATAAATTGCAGTGAACCAGGTGGTGGGCCGGTGCCAGAGGGATTTACGAGTACCCACTTATCAAGTAACTCAGAGAAGGCAAATATCTTCTTCGCATTACCACCACCTGTATCACCGGCTACCAACAACTGGTCGTCGTTCTTAACAATGTCTTTAACCGGGAGTCCATCAACCTGAAGCGTTGGAGTATCTATGTCATTTGCATCATGGGATACTTCTACAATAATTACTAAGTCCTTTGTTAAGGAGCCGAAGGGAGGTACTGAGTTAACAACGAGTACGTTCTTAGTGCTCGACGCATGCACAACTGCACTTCTGATATTGCTACTTACGGCGATTGACGCTGACGCTAATGCATTAGCTTCTGACGCTGCTGCGTTCACTGAGTTTTCTAAATATAAATCTACAACAGTAGCTGCAGTAACACGCTGCTCAATTCTGTCTGTACTCGTGTAGGGTCTAGCTGTAGTACCCTCGGCACCACGCTCAACTGTAAGATCATTAATAGCAATAGATGTAACCTTAACAATCTCAATAAGGTTACTCGAGTTAACAAGAGTGCCATAAAAATAATCACCCACTCCTAGGGTCGGGAATAGCGACGCATCTAATACTGATATTGTTGTATCAACATCAGAAATACTACCTGATAACTGACCCCAAGCTTGGTTGTTTATCTTGATTCCCATACTTATACACCGTCGTCTTCAAACGTAACAATCCACGTAACTTCTACTGTATCCAACGCGCCTTTGTTAATCACAGGGAATACTAACCTGTTCAGTAACGTACCTGCTACACCTGCGTTTAGTATACCTGATTCCGTAATTGCCCCTGTCCCTATACCCGGGCCAAACGAAGCTTCGTAAGTAACATCATTAGCAACCGCTGCGACTGAACTCAATGCTTCCCGAGCCAACTCGTTATCTAATGCTACATCCGCAGGAACTACTGCAGTGGCACCACTACCTATTGCTATATGAGACATCACCGGATCAGCAGCACCGACTGCACGAGAAGCAAGGAAGGCTAACCCTGTGTCAACAATATCGTTCTTCTGGATAAATGAAAGTATTACCTCACCAAGATGATCTCTTAGCACAAGGCGAAATATACCCGTTATTTTTAGTTTCTGCTTATTCATAATACTCTATCTCCTAATGGCGTTAGCATAATTCTCATACAACTAAAACGCAACGACTAGAACGTACCGTCTAATGCTGCAATCATTTCGTCACGTATCGTAATCGCATCTGCTAATGGTAACTTTGCCATGTCTCTTACCTAGTTAAATGTCTTACCAAATGTTTAATCGAATATACCAAGTCCTATAATCTCGACACCTGATACTGTATCCACCAATGTTATCCGTATTACTTTACCCAACGACTCAGTTATTTCAATACCTTCTTCACGGCTCTGGCGTACTACTGTAGATAATGTTTCTGTAACCCCGAACCCATCTGCGTTGACTTTACCTACTACTGATTCAATCCCATCTGAAATACTTGGGGTATCAATTAGGCGCTTACCTACGGTACTAAAAATCCCATCCGAAATACTTGGGGTATCAATTAGGCGCTTACCTACGGTACTAAAAATCCCATCCGAAATACTCGGGGTATCCCCTATTACTTTCTGTATTAACTTACTCGCCCGGTCAGTGATGCTGGAACTATCACCTAAAACTTTCCCAATTAACTTAGCAGCTAAATCTAATAGCGTTACCCCGTCAATCTGAACTGGAATCCCTACTAATATACCTGCCGATGCTACTGCTCTGTTTGTGTATCCAACATCTGCTGTTACGTCGATGTACGCAATATCAACTACTGGGTTCGCACGACTTATACTAGCCGAAACTACGGGGGACGCCACTACGCTAATACGTATATTAGCCATACTATGTCACCAGAAAATTCTGTCTCACCCGAAAGTTAATGACATCATAAATAGTTTGGATCTCACTACCTTCGTCAATGACAATCTCACCTTCATAATGCCCAGTATCAATCCCGTCAAGAACTCCGCTGGTAAAATCAAATTGGGCTTGATTCGCAGCAGGACCTAATGCACATGGGATAGTAGCAATCAATACATCATCGATGCCTTTCTTCCTGAATCGAACCGTCACCACTGAGGAGGATACGTCGTATGTGTTCTGTGTAACATCATCGGTAAATGTGATTGTAACTGTAGGGCGATCATCACCAACTACTAGATTAATAACGTCTGTCATTTTTCCCCCTACACCCAAGGCCGTGGTCTGACAGCCACTGAAGCTCGACCGTTACCTAGATTCTGCCTAGCCCTGCGACCAGCATTACGGTAACTAAACTGTCTTTTGTGGAACTCAGCTAGTTTCATATCTGTCCAGCTTTTATCAGGGAGCATGTATAGATACCCCAAGGCACCATCCATTACTGCATTCTCTATCTCATCAAAAACAGACTCATCCATACCTGCTGCTGTGCGGAGAGGCTTCAATGCGACCATCATACTAAGGTCGTAATTCTCTTCGTCATCAGGTACAGGTGCCATACCAAACTGGTCGGCATCAAGATGGACTATAAACTGTGGTCTGGATAAATGTTCGGGGTCGTGGTTAGGCCAATCAGGATATTGGTCGTAGATATCCTCGAAAGTACATGGGATTATTTTGGTCCCATTAAGAGCAACATGAATAAATGCATGCACCTCTGCGTTATTAGGTGGCTCGTACGGGTAGTTATGTAGACCCGGAGTCAAACGTATAGGGGGTTGCTGATACTTCCATGCTAGGGTCTCCTCACACACTTCAATCGCCGCGTCGCGTATATACTTCTCAATGACTGGGAACGGACATCCCGGTACATTAGTTACTAATCGCTGTACGAGCGTATCAAAATTACGTGTTGGCATTAGGTTGGAACCTCGGCTTTTCTATTCCCATCTTCCTCGTCTGAAATCTCACGAGACTCAAGACCTGCATTCAATGCTTGGAAGAACATCTTCTGTGAAGCTGCTGCTCGACCAGAACTGACGTGCTCATTGTCGATAGACTCCGCTAAATATATCACGCCTTCTATGATAATAGGTAGGTATGCATCCTGAAGATCATCGATAGTTCCACCATTGGGGATCGGTGTTACGTCGTTTAAATCTACTTCAGTGTAAGTGCGAGGTTGCCGAGAATACTCGATGAAAAGTTGCACACCTGTAGATGGGGGTGGGTAAAGAAAATATCGGTTAGGGTTCCGGACATGCCGCATCCAATTTACTGGTGGGGCCGATGGGTCTGATTTCCACTGAGGGTACGATTCATCCATACTCTCACGTTCTACTTCGGTGATACCATTGCCCCCAACGACATTGAATACCTCCATGATCCGTACGGAATTCGCCGGTGCGGTCTGAACTGCTGCACCCACTATCGGGGTGATGTCAGCCATAAATGCGAATAAATCTGGGCGTACAACAACCATAAGCCGAAGGGCTCGGTTAATGAGGCCTACAAGAACTTCGTCACTATAACGATAAGGAACTCGCTCATCCTGTATAGATAAGCGAACCCCACTTAGAACCTCACTTAATTGCATTATTACAACCCTTTAGATGCATCCTCGCTAAGTGCTTGGTCAATCTCACTACTTAGATTATCTTCAGATAAAATCTCCTCTGGATCAGCAGGAATATTCTCTGTCAATAAATCTAAACCAGGCTTCTTAACACTTACTTTTTTTTGTGGTGCTTTTGTGGCAACCGTTTTCTTGGCATTAGCTTTCTTAGCTGTTGCTGGCTTTGCTGCTGCGGGTGCCTTTTTAGCAGGTGCTTTCTTAGCAGCTACCTTCTTCTTAACATGGTCTGGCATACACTTCTCAGGGTACGCTACCTCGAATGGTATCTTTTCTAACTCAGCCTCATTCTCTAAATGTGGGCTAAATCCAAATATACGGCCGTTGATACGGTGGCGCATTACAAACCCTGGTTGCTGCTTGCTCATATGAATCTCCAATTTTTACGGGGGGTTAAAAAAAGGCAGGGTCATAACTCCCCACCTTTTGTACTTACTTACTTACTTACTTAGGTTCCTGGTGAAGTGCTTACCGGGATTGGGCCAGCTCCGTCAACTACCTTCGCCCAAACACGAATGTTACCCGTGGTAGGTATAGCGCCTTCAAGAAGCACGTCGATAGTGTTAGCAGCTGAATAATACTTACCTGCTGCAAAAGCAGCGAGAGTTCCTACAGAGCAAACATTACTAGGTGCATCAGCTGCGGTAGCCGCAACAAAACCAGCTGTATCAACATCATCACCGATAGCTGCAGTAAGGCCTGCGTCACCAGCTCCGTCAAATTCTACGCCTATGGCAAGAACTAAACATTGAGCCGGAAGCTTAATAGCCTCAAGAACATCGCCGATCGCTAATGCTGTTGCGCTGGCTGCTGCCCGTGCTGATGCAATCGCTGCGATATCCAAGGTGACTTCCATAATCCCTTCGCGGGTATGAGTATGTGCAGGGTAAGCCGCACTGTTAAGGTTGTATCCATGTCCATCATTATAAGTTGGCATGATTGTTCTCCTGTTTTCCTGATTAAAATAAACTAACTAAAATGTTAAAGCCCAACCTATATGTAATCAGATTGGGCTTGCTGTGTAGGGATTAACCTATACGAATAACACCTGTTGTTAGGGCTTCAGGCTTAACAGTTTTATAACCGTATACCTGCAGACCACGGACGATATCACCGAAAGTATTCTGGGCTCGAAGAGTCTCCATCTCGGTCATCTGAGATGCAAACGTCATACCTTTCTTGTGGCCAGCAATAATGTTATGACCACCCACACCCGCTGGGATCCCATCGGAATCATTCAACAAGTTATGGCTCATAAAGATTTCAAAGCGATCAACCATACCAACACGACCATTACGCATAATGGAAGTACCGTCGCCTGAAAGAGACGCATCTTTCAACTCTGATTTCTTGATCAGTGCTATAGCTTTCGCTGGAAGGACTAAGAAACGTTCACCCTCAGGGACATTAGCTTCATCTAACACTGTGCCCAAATCAACGATATAATCGGTGATGGACGTACCACTAACACCATCCTTTGTAACTATGAGTGGAGTGCCGAAAGAACCAAGGTCAATATCACCTGAGATACGGCCTGCGTTATTACCCGCGTTTAACGGATCCACAGTCGTAACGATATAAGGGAGAACCCGAGTATCGATTTTGATTTTCATCTTCTCAGATGCATCTTTAGACCACTGGTCCATCATCTTAATATCAGACTGCACCTTATCGATGTCGTCTTCAACACACGCAAAATACTCACCCTTATCGATAAGCAACTGAATCTTGGGCTTATCAGGGTTTTCTACAGTAAGGACTTGGCCCTTAACATAGTCACGTATAGTGATGTCTGGAGTAGTACGGATATTAACCGCGTCTCCATGATTTTTGATCTCGCCTTCATAATCGGTATTAGCGATTGCGGCAAGAACCGTTGCATCGTAAAAATTTTCAATTAATTTTCCACTCCAAATTTCTGGAATGAAGTTACCGCTATAATTAGGACGGCCACCTGCTGTTGGGTAAGGCATAATATTTCCCTCTTAATTTAATTCACACAACCCGACCTTCTTTCTGTGCTAGAAAAATGTCGGCCTCAATTTTATCTCGCTCTGCAGCACGTCCCTTGAACTTACCCATCGCAACATCGTTATAGAATGCACGAATTTCTAGCCCAGTGAAAGAAGGTTTTTCGCCCTCTTCTCTAAGCTCTGCTCCGTGACCTGCTCGTGGTGCGATCTGGTTGTTAAGTTCTGCGTTTGCGTCTGTACGAGTGGTACTGTCTGTTTTAGAGTTCGCTGTTACGTAACCAGTCTCCGCAATCCAAGCTTTGAAAAATGTAATAACACGTTGCGCATCACCTTTCTTTTGCGCACCTTCCAAAAGATCCTGCCTAATAACTCCAGACATTGGGTCAGGCATAAACAACCATGTGGAGAAATCTTCATTTCTGTTGATCTCTGCCCAGTTAGGAACTGCTGTTTCCACCGTATCCCAGAACTGTTGCGTTGCTGTCCGTGCTTGATTATTTACAACACTGTCTACTTTCGGCATGACTTCCGTAGTCATTGTATTTACAGTTGAACTGATAGCTTTTAGCTGACTCATTATAGGCGCCATCTCTTCACGAGATACCCGTCGCATCATATCAATAGAATCACCGTAGTTATCGATGTCTTCTTTTGTCACAACACTTCCGAGTTTAACTTCTGATACCACAACTGGTTCGTCTGTGCCCATACCTGCAATTAATTTTTCCAGGTTATTGACCTTAGATATAAGGTCTTGGTTCTCGTTCCGCAGTTTTGGTACTTGGGTATTATGCATGCCCTGTAGAGTCTTATACTTCTGCTCCCAGTCTTCATTTTCTTTTTTGGATTTCCCTGCATCCTTATTATCTTTCGGTGCAGAGGGAGAAGCATCATCAGGTTTCTTTGCGTCAGCTTTCGGCGAGTCACTCTTGGCTGGATCTTCTACGATCGGATCCGAACCTGGTAGTACATCGTCATCACCCAGCTCCATATCTTGGTATAGTGCTTGGACTGCTGCTGACTGCTTTCTAAGTTGCTCTGGTAGATTTTGCTTACTCATAAAACGCTCCTATTGGTATGCGTATTTTTAAAAAAAGAGGCGAGTCATTATGACTTTGCCTCGGATCTTGGGACTGATTCCTCAAGAAACTTTACGAGTTCCCCGAGTACCTGACAGCGTCCCTGGCCTACTGCCACGTTTTCTTTTCTTAGTGGGAGATCACGAAGTTCTCGCTCTTCCCACTCATTCAAAAATTCTACCAACTTTACACTGCTCTTGGCAACCCTTGATGCTTCGATAATTACATCATTATTTGGTCTTGGCATTGTCATTAAGCTTGTCCTGTATCTTGGTTGCTAACCACGTTGCCAGCTTGACCACCTTTTTGATCACCAGCAGGGTCAGTTGGAGCAGGCGCTGCTGCAGCTGCTTTTTGCTGACTACGGACAATAACCCCTTCCTTCTCGCGTGTAGGTATAAGGTCTCCGACTGGCATTTTAAGACCCTTAGCAACTTCACGAAGTAATGATGCGCGCCCTTCCAATCCGAGAATCTGCATATCATGTTCATTACCCGTCGCATTAAGGAATTCCAACCTGCGTGTATCGGTCGTTTCACGAACTGCGAGGTAAGTAGCACCACGAGCCACAATTTCCACATCGCCCTTGATCGACTCATCTTCATCGTACCTCATGTTATGTATGAACTGCCGTTGGACAACAGGCTTAACGATATCAGAATCTATGTGCGACACAACTTGTCGTATACCCTTACCCGCTGCACCCATAAGCATTGATAGTCCAGAAGACGTACGGCCTGCACCTGAAACATCTACGTTCCCATGTATGTATGCAGGAATCCCCGAGTGCTCATCGGCAAGCCCAGAGAACCGATCGAAAATTCCCATCAACTCTTGGACGTTACTATCGGGCTGGAAGAAACTTACTGCCTTTGAACTTGAGCCCATAGGGTCAGTAGTCGTCTGCCATATTTTCCATGGATACATAGCCGTAATATCTTCATTCGATGGTATGCGGTCTATGTTAACCTCAACCTGTGGTCCCGAAGCAATACCCATGTTATTCGCTAGAGCACGAGACGCTGCATTACACATAGCCTGCACATCTTCAATCATCTCTGGGATACTTCTTCCCCAGAATGAACCGGGGGTTTTTATAAACGATGTCTTGTGGTAAGGCTTCTTACCCAATGGGTCATAATTTAAAACGGCCTTGATAACGTAGTTACCTACAACCCATGCATTTGTATCATACATCTTGGCCTGATCAGGTACTTGCTCTGCAGTTAGACCCCACTCACGTAGCAACCTACCACTGATTTTCCCCCAAAATTCTAGGGCATCATACATCTCCGTCGGCTTATCAAACGGTATGTGATTACCCTCAACCTCTTCTTTCTCACGCTCAACACCTTGGTCAACAAACCACGTTACGCCAGCGCCTTGCATCATTACCTTTCGGATAGCTTGTTCATCATAAGCCGGCACACCTATCAACTCTGATAAGTCTGCTTCCGATAATCTGTGGTGCTCAAATAAATACCCATCATCGAGTCTCGAAATACCTGGCTCGGGGTAAATCCTAAATGGGTCAACACGCTCATACTCGGGGGCTAATCGTTCACCCACCTCTGCTTTAGTAGCACCGTCGACCATTACCCACTCGAGCATACGTTGGCGCCGAATAACCGGTCCCTTGATAAATGCCGATGGGAACGTAGCTAAATCTGTAACAAAATCGTTGAATGCACTAGGCCATCCACCTTGCTTAAACTGATCATCGATCTTGCGGCGCATGCCTTTTGCACGATTCAACGCTTCCTGCATAATCTCAGTACGCATCTCATCAGCCGCTATTTCCCGCAACTCTTTAATAACTTGCTGGTCAGGGGATGGGCCTTCACCATCAATCATCGTCATAACCCTTTCGGCTACACGAGCTTCAATTTCTTCTTTAGCTTTAGGAGGTATTTCTGGAACAGGTGTGGGAGTAATATCCCAAGGTGGGCCTGAATCTTCTTCAAGCATTATGTCCCGCAACCAAGATTCTGCTGCACGACACTTTGTTTCGGTGACCATCATAAAAATATCTGATCCACCGAACTCCTTAATACTACGCATTTTATCGGGTTCGTATTCACCATTACGCTGGCGAAGAGATGTCAACATACGTCGCTCGATAGGACGTTTCGACCGACGCGCTGCATCGAACGCAGTTTTTAGATGAGCTGTTAGCCCAACTAAAAGGGGTTGGTTTTGGCGTTCCCGTAGTTCCCTATCAGCAGCAAGTTGTTCGTCCTCTTGCTCTTTAAGTTTATCGTTAGAAACAACGCGGAGTATTGATAACCCGCCTCTTTGCCCTTCAGCCATATTGCTCTCTTCACGTTTAGAAATCCTACGAGACCCCGAAAGTCTTACAACAAACTGGGCCTCGTAGAAACCCCGTTCTGACTAACTGGAGATTAGTCCTGCCGAATATATACCACTTGACTAATCTATGTCCACCCTGATGCGTTCTTTCTTCTTATCGGTTTATGTACCCTGACTAACTTCCCGTCAACACCGTGTTCAATATGAAGCATCAAATATTGTAACGCTTCTGCAATATGAGAGTGTTTACTTAACTTGTCAAGCTGCCCGTTATCCTTATATCGATACCCGCCCATCATCGCTGCTTTCAGCGCAGTACATCTTGGGTCAAGTAAAAATGAACTATCGCCGTCAACCTGCCTCATCAAGTATTCGTCAACGGAATTAATTCTTGCAGTTATCGCATTCGTATGCGCAGGTATTACGGACATCCCCTCGGCCTTGATGATATCGATCGCACTACGCTCATCAGTTTGAGCACGTTGAACCCCCGCGGGGTCAGTGATGATATGAACCTTACACTCAGGGAATCTCTCAAATAGGAGCGGTTTAAGCATCGTTCGTATAAAACGCTGCACTCCCATATCAATACTCACCGCTTCGGCAAGTATAAGAACGCGCCCTCTGGGGTCCTGCTGGCCAATGACCGCTGCAGGCGTGAGCCCAAGATCCATCCCAATGACAAGGGTTCGCCCTCTAAAATAATCCAGATGCCTTTTCGCCATGTGGTAATCTGGTCTGAAGTATTTATACACAGGCAACCCTGCACTGGACAAACCGTATTCACCATCGATGAAGACCCGGATATATTCGTCCGACCGACCTTGGGTGTCATAGTACCCGTCTGGCAAATTCTCAATGTTCTCCGCATCGGGGCTTCTTCCTGATGGCTGCTTGAATACATCCCACCCGTTATCGTTTGCACTCACCCCATCTTCAGGGCTCAGTTTTTCCATTTGGTAATACCACCAAGTGTCCATAGTCGGTGGGTTAGTATCACACCACATTCCATGCCACGTTGGACCCACATCTTTTCGAGATGGGTAACGCCCAACCCGTTTCGACATAGCGTCAATAATTTCTGGCGCAATATCTCGGCACTCATTAAACCATGCAAACGTCAACTCGAGGGAGTTAAGGTTAGCCACGTCATCAGCATCGTCAAGTGCCCGAAACATAATCTCGCACTCAATATCACCTAGCGCAAAAAAATACGTCTTAGTTGTTCTCCGGAATACACCACACTGGCCTGGGGGAAACCAATCTAAAAACGTCTTGATCGTAGTGTCCGATAGCTGACGAACTGTTTCCCGAACGACTGCACATCGCGTTCGACGAATCCCATCAGCACCTGGTTCTTGTTCCGAAGCGCGCCTAATAATCTCAAAACAACATGTCACTGATTTCCCGCTACCAACCGGTCCCATCAATACACGGGTGTTGGCATCGGAACGCATGAAGGCTGCACTGGTTGGTGCTGGATCAAAGTTAATGTCCATTATTCAAGTATCTCGATGGGGGAAGTCATCACAACTTTCCAGTACGCACTCTGGCGTTTAGTCTTCTTATGACCTCTGGAAGTGTACTTCGCACCCTTTAAATCTAGGGATACTTTGAAATTGTTGAATTCTGCTCTGTTGTTGAACTGGGCAATGTGGTGGCCGAATTCATCCTTGCTGGTAAATCTATCACTAATCTTGAACGTCGATTGCGTCATGTTCATACGTGTCTCCGGCTATGGCGATTTTATCACCTGCCTGTCCTGTACCTAAGTTTATGTGAATTTGTACTGCACCTGTACCACCACCCATCAATTCTAATGCCTCGGGTTTAACTTCAAGTCCTGCCCACTTCACAGTTGATTTTATAAGATCCGCTTTCACCGCAGGGGATACGCCCCGGTCGTGAATCATATTCCATGAAGTGGTCAGAAGTTCCTCCGCTTGAACCTTTGCCTTCAGCCTAAATCCAAGTCCCTCGTCACGTATCTCCTTTCTGAAATTCGCTACACGAGCTTGGAATACTTTATCTGCTGTATACCGCCGAAGGTCTGCACGTCTCATTTTGTAATGAGCAAGTACCTCATCCAGTGTGTCGCCCGACCCCTCAAGCACTAATGCTAGGTCTAAAGCCATCCGGTCATTCCACTGCAAATTGCCAAAGGGTACGACGTTGCTATTTTTATCCTCGTCACAAAATTGGCATAGGTCTCCTTCCTCGTTGAGCTGAGCTTCTTCAAACTCTCCTCGGCAAGTGTGGCATATAAATAAATCTGGGCGGGGCTGCAATTCAATCATGGGGACTTTATACGATGGAGAGATTAGGCTGTCAAGTATAGTATTGAAACGAAACTATACACGTACCTTTTAGCAGGTCGTGCTTTATGAGGTTTACTATTATATGGGGGGGCTTCGCCATTCCGATTCCATGTGCCCCCCCTCATGTATCTATCTATCAGCATGTTAGCTTTTGTTTTTATTTATGACAGCAAGAAGAATGTCAAAATAATTGTAAACTTGCATAAACGTATAGTTATGTCATGTTGAATTTGTCGGCAAAATCCGACACCTACTAGGGATGACCTAGTTGGTCATTCTTTAACATTTATATTTTGAGGAGACATTTATGTCTAAGAACCAAACGACTGGTAGCCACGCTACTGATACTATCTCTTTTCGCATTAGACAGTTTAAGCCAAAGGGTCAACCTTCGGCGATAGCTTTCAAAATCGTAGAAGAGGAAACACCGGACGCAGCGGACAAGGCTATCTTTAGTAGTGATGTCTTATCACCTGAGCAGTTCGTTACTGGACTGGTAAACAGGAACGCTGCAACCGTTATTGACCGTAACATAATCTACGCCCCAAACGTAGATTGGTATGAGAACGCTAAAGCCAAGAAACAACACATCCCTGCTGCAGTAATAAAGCACTGGATGGAAGAGGGCGGAAAGCTAATCTGGAATCGGTCAAAAATCTTTGGTAAAAAGCCGCAAATGCAAACAGCAGATGCACTGCAACAAACCAAGGATAAGACGGAAAATGCAGAGTTAAGTGCGGATGACTTAATCTATTAATCAACCGAGGCGCGAGGGAAAGGAATCCCTCAACCCTCACAACTTATTGGAGTTCATTATGAGCTATGAAGATTTGTTAGCCATTATCACTAGACGATAATGCACCCATAGGAATCAAGCCCAAGGATGGGCAATACCAATCAACTAACTGGAGGGATCAATATGATCTCATTGAAAGTAAAGCAGTTCCGCGCACTCATTAGACAGACTGAGTATGGAACTTTCGCAGTAGTAATCCGCAAGGGTCATGTACGAGTTCAGGTACGTTACTTCTTTACTGAACACACAGCTAAGCAATGGGCAAGAGATGCAGTCAATGCACCAACACTCAAAGCAGCATAACCAAACCAGGGGAGTTCTCGAAAGAGGCTCCCTTTCTTTTTGCATGTAACAAATGCACCTCCGCGCGACATACTACGTTTAAAGCTTGATGCTTTTCTTTTTGCTATTTTTATATAGCCATACGTCGGGGGCTTATACATCGCGACCGCGTGATGAGGGATTCTTCAAACAGCCTAACATCCGCATTGCTTCAGCTTATAGTTCTTCAATCGCCTGACGATGTAAAGTTAGGATTCATCTGGCATGAGGTGATGTAAAGTTAGGTGTTACATGTACGTATATCAGGGGCTGTAGCCATCTTGAGTCACAAACTCTATGCTTGAGTCACGAATTGAGGTGTAAAACGCCCAATTTCATAGACACCTAACTATACACCACTAACCACCTAAGTGATTGATTTTATTATATAATCCATAATAATATATTAATATTTAAGTTAAATAAGTTAAATAAGTTATAAATATTTATTGTCCCTTTCCCCGCAAATGTTTAAGCACAACTTTTATAAATCGCCATACATTCTTTAACCTCTTAACTATTTAACTCACTATTACTTTTTTGTGACTCAACCAAACTATACATATTTTTCGCCCTTAAAACGCCTAACCTCTTGATAGTATTACCTTTCTTCCTTCAACCACCTTGAGTCAATAAGTTATTGCGTCGCGTAATCACATGTATTTGTCGCATAATCTCAGTAAAGTTTGTTAACACACGTCAGAAACAAGACTACTTGGCGCGTTATAACAAGATATTATACCCTCTTCGTGAGCCAAACCCCTCTAAGTATACATAATGTAATGTTTCATATTGTTCTTCACTGGTTCAATGCGGGATATCAACACCGTACTGATGTAAAGTATTAAGCAAACCATACACTCTTATGCTGCAAAGCTGATTTGCAAATTCCGAAAATTTGGGTCAGGTTGTTTGCAGTGGCGGAAATTCCCGACCATGAAAACCTTTAACCAATATAAAACTACGTATAGTAGTGGAGTTACAAATGCCAAATGATAATCTAAGTGTAGCATTAAAGAATGGTCTATCTCAGAAGTCTAAAGTCGTTGCTGAGGAAACATTAACAGCTGACCCAGTGAATGACCCAGTGCCTAGTACAGATATTGATGCAGTTACTGAAATGATGACAGGTACTGACCCTAAAGAAGGTATGATGTCCCCGGAGAAAGCATTGAAGTTCATTGATAGCCTGGTCTTATCAGTAGTGGTGAGTAACAGAGCATGGAACGGTAATGTGAATGTTAAAGTCACTCCTACTGGTGCTTTGAAAGTTGACCGTAGTGAAACGAAGACGTTTGACTCAAGTAATCCTGACCGCCTTGTTAAGAACCTTTTATATAAAGCGTTCACTGAGGGTCGAGGTATAGACAAGTGGTCATTGTATTTGCCAGAGGTTAACCAAGCCACTGACCGAGCTGCCAAGGTGCT